TCAAAGGGGACGGTAAAGTCAGTAGTAGTACCGTCACCTAGATAAAAAGCAATAGTAGAAGCCATTAAATATTAATATCCATATTTGTAGTCCTCTAGATCGTCATTAACGAAGGACTTAATTGCATTAGTTATCCCTGGTATATTTGGGATAGTTGATGTAGACCTCTTGATATACCTAGCGATATCCCTTCGATCCTTATAGGTAGAATCATTAAGAACCATATCCTGAATTCTGCTGTATGTACCCAAGCCCCCAAAGGCAAGAGATTCGCCATAGCGCAATGCAGGGAACATATCTAAGACAGTATTAGCGATACCATTCCACTTGATGTAGTTAGAATCTTCACCTAAGGTATCTCTAGTTTGAGCTGTAGTCTTAGCTGATGTACCAATACCTACAGAATTCAATGCAAGAGCCATAGAGGCTGTATAGGGATTTCTATTAAAGAATGCCTGCATCAAGAATGTAGTAAGTGCATCAGGGTCACTCAAGTCATCTATAGAGCCAATACCTAAGGTGTTCTGAAGGTACTGCTCTTTAGCTCATCCTCCATACCCAAGGCTCTAAGGTTAACCTGAGCTAACGTAATTGCACCTGTAAGAGCACTAGAGGTGAGATAGCTATTCAATGCAGCAAGGTTACCCTCTTCTTCCCAGCGATTCATTAGTTTAACGAAACGCTTATTATAGGACTGCACTGAGAAGGTCTTAAACTGGAGAGCCATAGACACTACAGGATTATTAGCTACCTGCCACGTAAAGACATCATCTAATTTGCGTCTCTGAAGGGTCTCCTCAATAGCGTAGTTAGTGAGCTTACGCAATACACTCATAGCTTTATCGTCATCTCTGAAGTCAGCCAATCGTGTACCTTTCTTGAGCATAGGTGTCTTAGCTGTCTCATCGTACCTAAAGAATCTCTTGCTAGCCATTAGGGTATAATCAAGATCAGCTTTAGTAATCCCTACTCTCTTAAGATCAATATCTCTAAGGAATCCTCTGTGAGCCGCAGTACGCCCATAAGCCTTCTGCATGAACTCCCCAAGGAAGCAACTAACGACTGTATCAATGATAGTGTTATTAGTGTACCTCTGAATCTGAGCAGCAGGGGAGTAGTCTGCAATAACATTAAAGATCCCTACAGCCTTAGCCATATAAGGATTAATGTTACGATATTTCTCTGCGTTACGCCTCATGATCTCTGCGGCATCTAAGGTATCATAAAGTTCCCTGCCAATAAGGTGATCCTTAATAGCGGTAATATCATTCTTAGTGAATAAACCGTTGCCCCATCTTTGGACAGTCTCATGTACCCCTGGGATCATTCTAATGAGAGCACCTGCACCATAAGCCTGAAATGCTGCTCCAACTTCACCGTAGTTAAGGATACCCATGAGAGTACCAAAGGAGGAGAAAGCTAACTGCTTCATGATATCTGCAAGAGCATCCCCAGTAGTGAAGTTAGCTCTGTTGGGATTAATAGCCATACCATAGGCACGCCTATGCATGACATTAAGAGCCTCACGAAGTTCATCCTCACCCTCAGGACGTCTATTGGTATTCTTTACCCAATAGTCATCAGCCATCTTATTGATATGCTCAAGTCCCTCTGAGAAGTCTCTGTTGT